TTTAGAAGGTGAGTTGATCCCGAAGCCTTCCTTGAATTTGGTCACCACGGACTGTACCAGGCTGCTGGCCGCGTTGTTGGCGTCTTCCTGCCTGGAGTTAATGCCAGAGACCAGGTTGTCAATGGCGCTGGCGCCAATACCATACATTTGCGAAGGTAAATCGCCCATGATGGAAAGAATCGCACTCTTTAATCCGTTAAACTTTGTCACAGAAGTACTGTACATCCGGTCTAAAACCGCGGTGATCTGCGACAACATGCACTGCCACTGCTGCGCCACAAGACCTGTGAAAGTATTGGTCAGGCTGTTTACAGTGTTGTAAGTTACATTAAATTTCCCTTGGACTCCCTGCTGCAGCTTGTCCACGATGCCGTGAACGTTTTGCTTAATCAAAGTCCACTGGTTGGAAAGCTGCTTGCCTTCCGCGGCGGTCTCTTCCACAGGGACGGGTGCCACACTGGTCATGGTGGTTTTGACGTCCACGTTGGCGTCGGCGCTCAGACCGGATACGCCAGCTGCGATGGCGCTCTTTAAACTGGGCAGTTCGCTTTCAAACCCCGCACCGATGCCTCGAACGATGTTGACGCCGATCACATCCCGGAAGAGCGTTGATGGTGAGTGGATGCCTAAGGCGTCTTTCACCCCGTCAAGCAGGCCATTCGCGAAACCGGTGACCTTTTCCTTGATCCAGCCCACAGCCCCGTTGATGCCGTTCCAGATCCCCTCGACAATATTTCGGCCGATTTCCTGGACCTTCTGGGGCAGCGAGGTGATGGTCTCGATCACGCCGTTGACCAGGTTGAGGGCAGCCTCTTTGGCAGAATTGTACAGGTTCGAGCCCCAGGATACCACGTTGGAGATCGTCTGCTCTAACCACGCCATCACCCGACCGGGCAGCTCCTTAAACCACTCGATGACCGCATTAATCGCGTCAATGGCCGCCTGGCGCATCTGAAGCTTCATGTTGATGCCCCAGGTGAGGGCCCGCCTTAAGGCATTGACCAGCCACTCATTTATCCGGCCGGGCAGTTCGGAGAACCACTGGCCCACGCTGGCAATCCACTGCGGCACAGTCTGGGTAAAAAAGTTCCAGACGTTCACGCCCCACTGGACCAGTGTTCCGAGCGCGTAACCCAGAGCGTACCCGATCAGGTAAGGCAGTTGATTGAACCACTCACCGACGCTGGCAATCCAGGCTGGAATGGTTTCTGTAAAGAAGGCGACAATGCTGTTCCAACCGTTTTGGAAGGCGTTTTTGATGTTCGCCCAGAGATTGTTAACCCACTCCCGGAAACCTTCGTTGTTGTCATAGAGTAGCTTCAAAGCCCCGGCGATTGGATTGACAATAAATAGCCCGATCCCCGCCCAATTGCTTTTAAACCACTCAATGAGGCTGTTAAAAGCGTTTGGGATGGTCTCGGTAAAGAAGGAGACAATCCCATTCCAGATGTTGATAACACCGTTTCGAAAATCTTCGTTGGTGTTCCAGAGGTAGATGATGGCTCCGACCAATGCCGCAACAGCAATAATTACAAGTCCTATTGGGCCACCAAGCGCTGATATACCAGCACCTAACGCACCGAGAATTCCTTCTGCTTCTTTGACCTTTCCGATAATACCAAATATTACAGTTGCTGCTTTAAAGGCGATAAAGGCTGAAGCAATGCTGGATATGATACCGCCTATTTCGTATCCGTTATCCAACAACCAGGATAACCCCTGAATTAGCTTAGGAATAATATTTTCCGCAGCATTTTTTAGCCCGGATTCAAACGCATCACCAACACCCGCAATGGCTTCTTTCAAAGTTGGCAGATCTGCGGCTGCAAGACTTTCATCAATGGCTTTTATAACCGACTCAATCCCACGAGCTACTGCGGCGCGCATATTATCAAAAACCGCGCCCCAGCTCATTCCTGCCTCTTTGGCGGCACCTGCAATGCTTAAAACACCGTTGGTGCCCTCTTCCATAGCTTTGGAGACCGTATCGATAAAATCCGAAGCACTGATTTTACCGTTAGACAAAGCGTCCTGGACTTCCGCTGAGGATTGCCCGGTTGCCTGGGCATACATGCCCACCGCGTCAATCCCAGCGTCAAACAATCGGTCAAGCTGATCCATCTCAACTTTGCCCTTGGTCCGCATCTTCGCCAGTGCGTCCGAGACGTTAGCAAACTGTTCCGAGCTACCATCGCCGTAAAAAGCTACCGCGTCGCCCCAGATACGCACCTGCTCGGTCGCCTGGTGGATATCCAGACCACGCGTCACAAAGTCCTGGGTCGCTTTGGCAGCCACATCCAGGCCGTAGGCTGTGCCTTTGGTGATACCTTTGAGCTCCTCCAGCGCCTTTCCGGCTGCTTCGGAGTTTCCCGTGATAGCGGTCATGGTCCGGTTGAACTGGTCCATGGTATCCATGCGGGAAAAGGCTTTGTCGATTGAGCCTCGAATCAGGCCGATTGCCGCTGATGCGACAGTCACCAGGCCGATTGCGCTGGCAATCTTTTTGATACCTTCGACGGCGCCTTTGGCACTGCTCGTAACTCCTTGAAATGATTTTTCAGCCGTATTTTTAAATTTAAATAGGTCTTTCTCTGCCCCTTTCGAGTCGACCCCGGTTTCGATTATAATTTTGCCATCGGCCAATGTCTTCACCACCTTTGTATTGCTGTGATTCCGTCATCGGCACATAATGGCACTACCTGACTTGTTTTCCGTTTATGATTTTTATTTCAAATGTTTTCTTACATTTTCGCCCTTTGCAGGCAATAAAAAGACCCCTGCACTCCGACTGCTCGTCGTATGTGAGAGGCATGCTATACCCGCAGTGTGGGCATTTTACTTTCTTTTCAATGTTTATCACCAACTTTCGGGTAATAAAAAACCACCATTGAAGGTGGCTTGTGTTTTTATAATATGATATCACCGTTTGCGTTTTGTTCTAATGTATCCTTCACATAATGGATTTGGTAATAATTAATGAATTTATTCGCAACAGGAATATTTTGACTAACAATCGAGACATTAATTGTTTTTATATCATCTTCGTCTTTTCCGTAATACGAAAAAACTAAAACTCCCGTTTTTTCCACTGTCTTTTTAGATTTAGTTCCAGATGCTGATCCAATGATTGCGCCAACAGGTCCGAATAAAATTGCACCTGCTACTCCGCGGCCTACGACGCTTTTTTGTTTTTCTTCAATATTATCTTCGGTGATTAAATCAATAGAGATTATTTTGTCCATATCGAGCCAAAAAACTTGAAGTTCTTCATCCTTTTTGAACATTTTAAAAATGATCTCAGTTATTTTTAATCTGTTCTCTTCGAACTTAAACGTAAAATGACTCTGGCTATTACTTTGAGGTAACCCACTGATGAGTTTTCCGCCAATATAAGTCTGTTCTTTTTCAACTTTCTTTCCCACTTCACTTACCCCCCATAATAATATAAACAAATTATACTATCATTCGCGGGATTGTGCAAGGAAAGCATCAATATTTCCGTCGCCCATCAAAATCTTGGTAAATTCATCCTCTTCCGCCTGATCCACCTCATTGAGGGGCAGATCCCATATGCGATGCAGCCGTTTGATTTCATTCTTCTGCTCCTGGGACATGCCTTTCTCGGGCTTCGCGCAGCGGTAACCCATGATCTTTTTCATCTGGGTGGTGTCGTTTAGGGACTCAAACATGGCCTTAAACTTCCACCAGTGCAGGTATTCGGTGGCGTACAGGTCAATGCCGTACTGCTCCAGAAAAGAGGCGTAAATATACTTAAAATCCCGTTCATAAGAATAGATGGGACGTTCCGGTTTTGTCGGCTCTTCCTGGGCCTTTTCAATGCTAAAATCCGGGTCGCAGCGGTAAAAGGCCAGTATTGCCTCCAGGGCGGCCTCAACATCCCGGGGGATGCCGCCGAAATATAAGACCAGGGCTTTTTCCTGCCGCTCCTCATAAGTCAGCTTCGGATCCAGCATGCAGGTCTCAAACTCAATGGAGGTGCGGAAATCCGTGTTCAATGGGTATTCCACGCCGTCCAGCCAGACCGTGACGGGTAAGTCCTCAATTAAGGGGTTCATTTCTTTTTCTTCTTTTTTGCAGGCCTGTTCATGGGCGCTTTGGCATTTTGCGGCTGGTAACGGCTCTGCTCGTAAGCATTGATCTGGCCGATGACAAAGTAGAGCACATCGGTCTCCTCGATGACGTCCTGTTTCCGGCTGCCAAAGATTTTATCATGGGCGCCTTTTCCAAGAAACGCATCCAGTGCCTTTTTAAAGAACTTAAAGGCGCGGTCAAGGGTTTCTTTTTCGTCGCTGTCCGCATTGGTCGCCTCCAGCGTTTTCTGTGCTTCTTTCAGCAGTTTGTCTTTTTTCTCAAAGAGCCCTTGGTTAAAGGGAATCTCAAAATGCTGGTCTTCTATATCAATTGGGATCGCGCTCTGGCTAAAGGTAAATCTACTCATTGTTTACTTCCTCACTTTCATTACTCAGGCCTGCGGGGCCACGGCTGCGGTTGCAGCGCTCAGTTTGGTACCCTCAAATTTTCCGGTACCCGTTGCTTCTACTTTTATAAACTTGCCCTGCTGTTCGGCCGCGAGAAGCAGGGTTTTATTCGTCGCTTCCGGGATATCACTATAGCTGCCACTCACGCTGTCAGCAACCTTCCACTGGTAAGTCGCAGTCGCATCAGCCGGGTCGATATTAGCGGTTAAGGTCTGCCCCACCTTGGCCGTCCCAGCGATTGAGACGGCCTTCAGCGGGGTTTTTACTCCCCCGCAGGTGTAAAGGTCCTGGTGGTGGTGTTAAACTCGCCGTCGATCAGGTCACCCACCTGGTTCAGGTTGCCGGAGAGTACCAGAGGCTGGGCCCCTTCACCGGAAATGTCCGAAATTTCAGTGGAGCATCGGAACTTGCGCGCCTTAAAGGTGTTGTCCTTGCTGGCGACCGGCTCAAAGAGTTCCACGCGCACGTAGTCCACTTCGGCGTCCGCGCCGGTCTTCTGATTGCGCCCAATCTCATAGAGCTTCATGAGGGCCCGTTCATCTTTAATCATGTCCGCTTCAAAAGGGAATTGCCCCTGGTAGCCCGTAGTGGTGGATGAGGTCGATTTATCATTAATATAGGCCTTGGTATCCACCTGGGCGTTGGGGCTTTCGTTGAGACTGTTAAAGCCTGTGCCCATCAGGGCGTATTCTTCAGAATCGGTTCCGATATTTAAATAATCCGCGATATTGTACCGCATGAGTTTTTCCATTGCTGTTCCTCCTTACATGCCGGGCTGCTCTGGCGCCGGCTCAAAATATTTTAATACACACTGGATCTGGTAACGGGCAACGCTCGCGTCAGGATCCACGTCAAACAGATAGGGTGTCAGGGTGGCTTCCATACTCAGGGCGGTCCGCTCGCCGCCAAGGTCCGGCAGCTTCCTAAACATGGTCTGCTGGGTCAGCCACAGAGCGAAGTTGTCGTAAAAGCCAAGATTTTCAATGTTGATGATGGCGTCCCGGCCATAGTACTCCTTGCTGGCAAAGATAAAGCCAAACTGCTTTTCCGCATCACCATTAACATACGTCTTGACCACCGGATCCACGGGCATGCTCTCAACCACGTAGGTCTCCGGGTCTTCCCCGAGAAAGTCCACGCCGATCTGCTTCACGCCGGATTCAAATTCCGGCAGATAAGGGCAGGTCTTGATAAAGTCCCGCACCACCTCGATTAAGGGTTTCATTTTGCTTTTCCTCCAATCATGCCGGCCACGGCCCTCACAATGGCGTCACCCCGGGCGGCCCATGCTCGGGTAGCCCAATGGGAGCCCCGCATGGGTGCGCCGGCATATTTCAGTTTCTTGTTCGTCATTTTTTTCGGGGCTTTTGAAAAGAACCCTTCCAGCATCCCATCCTGCATAATTGGGATGTTCGGCCCCATGACCTTGCCGTAATACTGGTACCGCGCGTAAGGTCCCGGGTAGATCAGCTGTCCCCTTGACGGGACAATGCGGGCCGTATTCTTGAGATGCCCGGTATCCATGGGCACATAAGGGTCAGTCTTTGCCCGAAGCTCTGTTAAAAGCATCTTCTGGGCTTCACCGCCCTTTCCCAGCTTGCGCTTGGACAGAATCTTGTGGGCGCTGTCCATTTCCAGACGGATTTTTGTCCCTTTTGCCATTATTTACACCCCAGTTCAATGTGGGCGAGTAACTCAGGTCTGAAATCCAGGTTGTCCACTATCGAAAGGATGGTGACGGCCTGATCCTTTTCCAGAGCCCGCCGCAGGGCTTTACCTGTTTCGTTGTAGGTTTTAATCCCCCGCACCACAAAATCGGCTTTCTGCATGGTTATCGTGTCTTTACTGCTCTTTGGAATAAAGATGGTAATCACATCCGCTGCCTGAAGGCCGTTGTCCGTAACACTGGTTTTGCGCTCCCCCTGCCAATCCACGCCATAGACATGGTCGGTATCCGGGGGTCCTTCATCGTTCAGATGGACGATGGTGATATCGGCGTTGGGCTCAATCATCGGCTTTCACCCGGGTAAAACCCTCGGTAAAGCAGGCCTGTGTTGACCAGAAACGGGTAAGCGGCTTTGTAGCTGTCCTTTTCATAGGTCTGCTTGTTCGCATTTGCGTAGGTCACCGACTTTTTCCCGATGCTGGCGGATGCAATGCCAGCTTCTCCCGATTCATAGGCTTTTCGGGTTTCGGCTATTGCGCACATAGCGTTTTTAACCGCTTCGCTGATGGGTGCCTCTGGGTCAATCCGCCCAAAGGTCAGCCTGTCGAGGTCCGCGGTCGCTTTGACCGCAAGACCCTCGAATTCTGCTTGTTCCTTAATCTTCGTCCCATGAAAGACGTCTCGGTAATACTCAAAATCTGCGTAAATCATGTTTACGCCTCCTTCTTAACCGTTGGTGATCAGTCTCGCGATCGGAATCGCCTTCGGGTTGAACTTACATGCCCAGTTAGCGGTTGCGGCCAGCTGTGCATCGGTCGGGGACTGGGTCCAGCCGGACTTCGGCACGATGAAGCTAAAGCCATTGGGGTGGATGGTTTCGCGGATCCGGGTGTACAGGGTATCCTGACCACCGTTCTTCGCCGCTTCCCGTACAGGTTCTGCGGGCACATCCAGGCGACCGTTTGCGTGTCTCAATGCGCCTTCACCGAGCAGATAGGTCGTGTACTTCTTCAGCGCCTTGTTCGCGCCTTCTCCGCCCACGGTTTCAACCGGTACACTGTCGTCGATGATGACCGAGTATCCATTACAGGAAGCCAGCCCTACGGGTTTCTGGATGCCGTTGGCATCGGTCTGTTTCCAGTATTCCAGCACCTGAAGGTTTTCCAGGGTTTTTGCGACATTGGAGTGCATGATCGCCATGCGGAAAATGCTTTTATTATCACCACAAGCCTGGGTTGCCATGTCGTTGAGGTGGGTCGCGGTAATCAACGCCGGATCGGCGGTTGCGGATACGTCTTCGGCGGTATGGTTTTTCCAGTCAGCTGGTGTGGTGATGCCAAAGAGCGCATTTAAGATGTTAATGAGCACGGTTTGGCGGTATTTGTTCCAGTAACGGCCAATGGATCCCGCAATGTGGGCCATCGGGTCAGCGCCTGAAAGCTCAGCCACGAAGTTCCTGGCGGTAAAGCCGCGGGTACGGCCATAAACAATCCCAGTCTGTGCGTCACCAGAGGTTTCGCTGGTCGGGATGTCGGTCTGGCCATCGTAGTTCGCCGGATCGCCGGATAAGATGTTATAGAATGGGATCGTGTAAAGATTCCCATCGTTTTGAATCTGCGATGCAATGGTCGCATCCTCCACCATGACGCCGCTGTTTAAAAGCGCGGTAAGCTTTGGATCGGGTTCTTCGGCCCATGCCTGCATAAACAGTTCTTCGTCAAAGGGGTAGTTTAAAAAAGTTCCTGCCATAATTTAATCTCCTTACTCAGCCGTTTTAAATGTCTTGTAGACATCCGGCTGTTCGTTTTTGAATTTTAATTTTTCCATGTACGTCATATTCTTGAATTGATCCGCGGTGATACTCATGTCCCCAGGGTCACCCTTGGAGGGGGTCACAATCTGAGGAATGGTCTTCGGGTCGCGGAAGGCGGTCGGGACGCTGTTTTTCAGCTCAGACAGCCACGTATCCGCGTCTTTAAAGGTTCCGGAGGCTTCGTCATAGTCAAAGCCTTTTTCGTCGAATTCAGCCAATATGCCGCGTTTTGTGTAATCATCCGTAAAGGTTGTATCACCAAAGAAAGCGGCGCGGCGTTCTTCATAGGTGCGTTTGGCTTCTTTCTCCTCCCAGGCTGCGATGTCCGTGTCATACTTCTTTTGCAGCTCGTCCAGCTTGTTTCTTAAGCCCTCGGGGTCTGCTTTTTTGAATGCTTCAATCTCTGCGTCCTTCTTGTAAAGTTCGCCTTCCAGTGCGCTGATTTTTTCCTGCTTCGCGTCGGCCTTGGCCCGTTCTCTGCCAATGTCCGCGCTGTTCTCATCCAGAATCTGGTCAATCTGTTCTTTTTCAAGGCCCATGGCCTCAAGGGTTGATCGTTTCATGTGTTCCTTTCAAGCACTGCGCTTTTTTCGCGAGGGTCGCGTCCTCTGTGCTCCCTTAGTTTCGCGACTTAGGGACGGTCCCGGATTTGAGTATAAAAATAAGACGTTGACGCACGTCTTTGGCGAGATTTGGGATCACCTCCTGGATAAAATTTCAGGATTATCCTTTAAAACAGACATAAGGCCGTGTGTAAGACTGACAACCTGCTCCTCTTTTAAGTCAATGCTGTATTGCTCGTCAATGGCATGAATCACCTCGTGCAGCAGCGTTGCCTTCCTGTGTTTCTTTCGGTAATTTTTGTTGATATAAATCTCCTGTCGGTCATAAAAAACCTGGCCGTAACAGATGGTACCGCCGTCAATTAAGGCTTCATCTGGTGGCTGCTCTAAAATCTTATATTCTTTCCAGCCAATTTTTACTTTTTTTGGTAAATTCATTTTTCGCTGCCTTTCTCAAATGCCAGAAATGCCCGGCATGCTTCGCGGTTGGTGCATTCCAGCGAGTTTTTGTATGTTTTATAGGGGTCGCTTGCGTGTCCGCATATATCTGTTTCAATCACAAGGTTCTGCAGAGGGCAGTTCATTTTACAAAAATCATAGGGCATAAAATCTAATCGCATGGTTTTCTCCTTATTTGGTGCACTAAAAAACCACCTTCCGCTTTACCGGTTGGTGGTTAGTCTAAAACTTCAATACTTTTGATTTCGTTGAGGAAAAGCTCAATCAACCCAGGGAAAGATTTTCCGTTTTTCTCAGGGTCTCTGAGTGTAATACTGGCTTCCTCAGGCTCATTATCATAGGCGTCTGTAAACTCCGTGCAATGACCGATGAATACATCATCGTGGGCGATTGTCGCTTTTATCCGCTTCCCTACGCTGTCATACAGTTCTTTTTCCTTTGGACTAAGCATTCTCGACCTCCTTTGCGGGCACAATATGTGTGCCTTTATTTGAATAGTGAATGGCGCATCGGCGCGTTTCGGTTTTTTTACCAGTTTCTGGATCAACAACCACCCCAATCACGTGATCAAGGGTTATAAACTCTTTATGCGTCCATTTCTCTTTACTGTCACGCTTTATTTCTCCCGTACCCGCGTATTGATCAACAAGCCGTTGCGCTTCCTCAAGGGAAATCGTCAGGTAACTCTTACCTTTGGTGTAGTTGTTATGACCAATCAGATGCTTACCTTGTTTCCCTTCCAGAATCATTTTGGGATAGTCTTCACGGATTTTCTTTCGCGTTTGTTCATCCCGCTGGTATGCATTCACATTGGCTTCTTCGCTACCCTTATTATACTGCTGATTGGCTTTATCTACAACCTTTTTTCTGGCCTGTGTGGCCTTCTGACCAATCTTACGATCAAACCGGTACACCTGCTGCCGTTCGGGTTTCTGCCTCAGATCTGCGGCTTTGCTGAAGCTCTGGTATTCCTGCCGCTGCCGCTGGAGCTTGATACTGGCAGCGGTGAAGGCTTCCTTATCTCCAGCTGCGTCATAGCCGATCAGCTCCCGCTTGGTTTTCCGGATCGCGCGCTCAATGGCGCGCTGCCGTTGGTTGGCGGCGTAATAGTCGTACTCCCTGCCTTTGTAGGAAAAGGGCGGCGGGTCAATGTTGGCCAGTTCTTCGCCCGTCCAGGTGCGTTCGGAATAACCGGGCCAGAAGTTGTTATAGTCATGTCGGCAGTTCCAGCCTTTCAGCCCCGGGCCCGTACCAAAGCCGGTTACCTTCGCGAGGTTGGGATACTCTGTTGTCTCACCTTTCCGGGCATAGACCTTTCCCTGCCAGCTGGCGTGGTTCGCAGGACCGCTGCCGGTGTTTCTGGCCCCGGCGTGGGCCGTGACCTCAACGAAATTGCAGGCCATCTCTTCGCCCAGGGCATCGGTCAGCTTGCCGGACATCTGGTTAGCGCCGGTGAGGGTTGCCCGCCTTACAGCCACGTCCAGATGGTTGCTCCAGCCACTGGCATAGTCGACTGTTCTAAGCCCGCTGTCGGCCATGCGTTTCACGCTCTGCCTTATGGCGCTGTTGTAATCCAGAACCCCGCTCTGAACCTGCATCTGCACAAAGTCCATTTCTTTCTGAAAATACTGGGACAGCTCGGTAAAGACAATCTTGCCGTTGATCTTCTGCGCAAAACCCAGGGTACCGGTCATGTTGACCAGCTCGCCTTTTGTCTGGTCGATGGCGGAATCGATGATCTGACCGAGTTCCGGGTGGGTTTCCAGTGTTACGGGATCAATCCCCGCCTGGCTGGCAATGCCGTTTTCTACCCTTATGGCTTCAAGGCCCCATTCCTTAAACAGGTGGTCGATTTCTTCGTTTGAGATGTTTAAAGCCTGTTGAAGGGCTTCTTTGATGGCCTGGGTGCTCAACCCCATCTGTTCCGCTTTGATCAGCTGATACCGGGCGGTTTCGGTGATGGTGCCTGCGGTGGTGACCCGCCGGACAAAGTCCTGGATGATGAAAGCCTCCAGGTCCTGGAAAAGGCCGGTCAAGTGGTCGGCAATCTGGTCATATTGTTCTGGGGTCAGCATTATTCAGACCCCTCAATGATCTTTTTGGCTTCCTCCTTGCTGATGCCAATGGCAACGGAGATGAGGTTAATTGCCTGACCCAGCGTTAGCTCGCCTTTGCTGTACTGGCCGATGATCCCCAAAAGGGATTGAGTCTGGGCACCATTCAGAGTTTTGCCGGCGATCTCTTCCGCGGCTTCCACCTCATCGGAATGTTTGATTTCATCTGTATTCCCTCCGCTGTTGGGGTCGGATACGGTCAGGCCCTCGTCAACGGTTTCTTCGGTATCTGGCATCATTTTCAGGGCTTCTTTTTCAGTGACGCCGTACTTCTTCGCCAGATAAATTTCCGGTCTGAGAATCCCGCTGGCCACATCCTGCTGCATGGCCAGCAGCTCGGCCTGCTTGTCGATCACAATGGAGTCATCCCAGTTGAAGGTGACCTCTGGACCAACGGGCACGGTCTGGCCACTGAGGTTCATCCACACGCTCATGGCGTAGACCATGTGTTGTAAGGCGTCCTCCAGGGCCAGCTGGATATCTTTGACAGTGCTGTAAAGCCTTTGCTTTGAACTGATGATCTCCGTAGCGGTTTTATCCACGTTCTGGGGATCGCTGATGGTGCCGTAGGACAGGCCGCAGTTGAACTCGATTCGTTTGAGCAGGTTGTCAAGGCCGTTGAACAGGCTGGCGTCCCGGATGGCCGGGGAGAAGATGTTGTACCGGCTGTTCTCATCATCATCCATATCATGGACTCTGAAGAGCCGTTCTTTCCCCTCTGGCAGGCGCCACTTTTGTTTTACCTCATCGAAAGCAAACCAGTCTGCAGGTAGATCAAGGGCCAGTTCGGAGCCTTCGTACTCCCACAGCAGCCGGTCGTACTGTCGGTCGGCCTGTTCGATCTGCTCAAGGGCTTTCGCAAAGCAGGACACGCCCAGAGGACTGGTCTTGTCAATGGGATTGGTGCCCGGCATCTTAAAATAAGCAAAGAGTGGTGCCAGCACCGGGGCGATGACCTTTTCTTCCTCGACGGCTGCCCATTCTGGGACGTCTGTTAACGGGATCGGCCGCCCCAGATCAATGGTAACATCGGGGTCCTGGGTTTCGTTTTTAAAGGCGTAGTTGCGGATGGTGTACTGCTTGCCTTCTAGCCGGTGCTGTTCCAGCTTAGTGTAGACGGTATCGCCTTTGGTAAGCTTATCCACAAAGATGGCGCCGGTAATGTCTCCGTTGGTGTCGTAGTCTGTGGGAAAAAAGCTTTCTGCTGAGACGTAGTCCACGCTGATCCGGCCATTTTCGGGTACTGGCTTGAAGGCCAGACCTCCGCCGGCACAGCCCAGTTCACAGCAATGGCGCAGGTCCCGGACAACGGTCTGATAAGCTTCGTCCAATGTTTTGTTTTCCACCGAGCTCTCAAGCTCAGTGGTGACCAGTCTTGACAACTCACTGGCAATGATAGCCGGCAGGTTGAGGGTTTTCACTTTTTCCTTGCCGTTTTCGTCATACCGCCAGGGCGGATGGTTCTTGTAACAGCGTGTCCACAGGTCAATGGCAGCGGCCATTTTGTCGGACACGGCGATCGTGGTATTGATTTTGCTTTGAATATTCTGCCTTGTAAACAAGCGCCTGAACACCTCCTTGATTTTTGTGATTATGCTCATTGATGCACTCCTTATTCTGATTGCATGATATCTTTAGAACGTCTGCGGATAATTGTGTAACAGAAATACCGCACCGCGTCCATGGCATGGTCATATTCCTTAACCGGCTTGTCCTCGCCGCGGTCAACGGCTTTTTCGTCCCATGTGTAGGAGCTGAATTCTTTGATGGTGT